AATTGACTACTTGATATTTTACTTTTAGCTCCTCTTAATGAAGTCTTATAGATTCTACGCAAGAAGTAATGTCTACATTCAGGACCTCCTTTAAAAAGAAATATGTTATACTTTTGTGTACCATCTATTCCAAATCCTTTATTTACTACTTGACTATTAGCATTTACTAAGTCTTCTTTTGTATATATTTTTTTAGCTGCTACCATATCTCTACAAAAATCCCTGCTTGTTCCTGATTTGTTAGTTAAGAAATTATCAGTAGCATAAACATATCTTACTTTGTAATAATCATTGTAAGACTTATTTACTCCATCTTGACTACTTCTCTTGTTTGGGGTAGCTTTAACTGACGAAGCAAGTTCTAAATTTTTGTCAGCTTCTTCATTTAATACTTGCTCAAAATCAAAATCATTATGCTCTCCATCTACTACTTCCTCATCTATTAATTCCCAATCTTCAGGCATATCTTCCCCAAATTCTTCAATCCACTTAGAAAGCTCTGTAGCTTCTGTATGACCTTCACAAGCCATATAGACTGTCTTACCTTCGTATTCGTGCGTATGATACCCTTCACACCCTAAAGTCTTTGCACTCGCTAAGGCTTCTTCTATAGTGTCAAAAACAGGCTTGCCGTCTATCATACCAACTTTTGAAAAGTCTAGAGTTTCTTCTTCAACCTCTAAAGGTGGTAATCCTATTTCTTCTCTTATTTCATCTTGCGTCATTACTTCTCGTATAGTCTTAGAGTCAAATTGAATAGTAATTGGTTTAAGCTGTACGAACTGAATAGGCATATCCATATTGTTTACCTGGAATATCTTGTGTAATACTTTTAAGATTTGCGATTGGAACGGAGAAATTACAGTGTTTTGATAAAAATTACTGGCGTTTAAAAGTTCGTCTGCATTGCTTGAGAACCCATTTGCACTATCCAAGCCCATTAGTGTCTTAGAAGTAACCCTATGCCCACTGAGTATGTTGCTAGTAAGTAGTTCTTGAAGTGCTAAATATTGTTTGTCTAAATCAGCAGGACTGATAGGAGTTATTTCAGGAACTCTTGTCTTATCGTCTGAAAAAGTTAATATAAACTTCCCTGCATTTGAAGCACCTGTGAATTTAGCTTCTAAACTTTGTTCTATTTGTCTACGTTCTTCAGCCGTTGGTATACCATTCGCGAAGGATATCATATAACTTCCTGAAAATGAATTACTCACGTTTTGTAAATGGAATTCTGACACTAAAGAATCGCAAAGACTCCAATTATTACAAGAGATGTAATCAGCCGTATAATAGCTATTCATATTAGGACTGTAAAGACCTGTGTATAAAATTTGATTAGGAGAAGTTCTATCGTTTACATTAAAAGCAGGAACTCTATAAGGCTTGTTTGTTCTTGTATTTGCCCAATCTCCTGAAACATAGTAACCTCTAGTTTTTCCAAATTCATCAGGACGTTCACAACGAATCTTCTCTACAGGGATATGATAGATTTCAGCTATCTGAGTTCTGTCTTTTGACCATACAATGTTAAGAGCAAATGCTCCTTGAAGTTTAAAGTCAAATGCTACCTTTTTCAAGACTTCGTGTAAAGTTTCATTACCATTAGCATTATTCATAAAGTTTTGTAACTTTACTCTTGCTTCTTCATCTCTATCATCTTCATCTGTTATAACTAAATCTTCTCCACTAATCATTTCAGCAGTAGCGTTCACGATAGCAGCTGTTATAGAACTAGAATAGTAAAGGTCAATTAAGAACTGTGGGTAGAGGTTTCTCCATTCTCCATTTGCATCTCCGTACTCAATGTAGTCTTTGCCTCTAACCTCTTGTACTAAAGGAGCTGTTGAGGTGCTTAAATCAATGCTTACAATTTTATCCATTTTTATATATTAGCTAAATATTCATTTATATTAGAACTTAAATCTGCACTTTCTGAAGTATATATCTGAGCTTCAAAAATTTCCGCCCCCAATGGACTTAAATCTACAGCTCTAACTCCCATTGAATCAATGTCAAATGTTCCTGCTAGTGTTTCTGTATCAACTTGTAAAACTCCATTATAGTAGAATTTCACTAAATCACTTGAATCTCTTGTGATTAAAATATATCCATCACCAAAAGTACCACTATCAAGAGATAAATTTACGGCTACTCCGTCTATTTTTAATCTTATTATTGAATTACTAAAGTATTTGATAAATTCACTTGATGTATTATTATCTCCTAAAATAGTACCACCAAAGTCAGTAGGGTTTATTTTAACACCAATACTAAACTCTCCTGTTATGGATATTTGAGTATATCCAATTGTAGCTAAGTATAAATTTTGACTTAATGTTTCATCAAATGTTACTCCTCCTGTAGCTGCATCATAAGATGGTTGTTCAGTAACAGGTCCTAATTGAAATAAATCATATTTAATTTTTCTAGAATCTCCCCAAGATACTACATCTGTTCCGCTTAAGCTTAAAACAACTTTGTATTTATTCCTATACCAAGCAAGCAAAGAAGGTTCACCGAATGGATTAAAACCTAAAATGCTATTAGAAGACGGTAAACTTTTACCTAGTTTTAAAGCTAACATTATATTACTTGGTCATAGTAGCAAATAGCCAAGCCGCTTGTCAAAGTAATTGCCGTTACGTTAAGAAACAAAGTCGTTCCTGCTAACATTGTCGTATGAAGACTTGTAGCTGAACTTCCTGTTCCTGTTTGAATATTAGAAGCAGCTATTGAAGCTATTACGCTGTCAGTAACAAATTGAACTGCATAATAGTCTTTTTCTGACACTGCTAATGTCGTGATAACATCACATCTATTTTTCCCTAATTGCTCTGTTAAGAGTTGTTGTACGTTTTCTATTGCCATAATTTTATTTTATTATTGTCCGTAATATATTGTATTAGTTCCTGCTGTTGTTTCGTGTTGCTTGTATTGTACTTGCTCTGTTCCTGCTCTCTCTGTTAAATTAAGAATCCCTTTAGTTACTATTCCTTGAACTACTCCATTTGTATCAGCTACAGGTAAAACATCTGTTTCTGTAGTTGGTGCGGTAGTATCACTTAAAACAACTGTACCTATCCAACTAACCTCATAAACTTCATATTTCCAATGTCCTGCGGGTAAAAGTTTTATAGTACCAATATAAAGATTCGGATTTATATTGTAACTAAAGTTCATTTTTGTATATCTTGGTAAAATACCTAAAGTCAGTTCAGGGTAACAATAAGAAATAGAACCGTCAAGGTCATTAATAAATTTAACTAAGAATCTAATCTGAGTAGAAGCAACTGATGTATCTATTCTGTTGTCCTCTGTGCAAATATCTGTAACTATTGAACTCTCTGTAAAACCTTGTATCATACTATATAATAGAAAAAGTCTGTTTTTATTTGGAAAAGAAAAAGGGTAACAATTAAGCTACCCTTTTAAGATTATAAGAAAACAGATAAGAAATTTAAGATGTAACTATTGTTCCAAAATTAAACCCTGCATTTGAGAAAGGTCCTGTTGCTATTGGATAGTCTGCTACCATTGGAAATGGAGAAGCTTCCATTCCGTCAAAAGTAAGAGTATAACCTCCTCTATCCCCCCAAGCTGCTCCTGAGTCCATAGTTCCTGCATTAAGTTCCATTCCATTAGTAACTCCTAAAGCAACTATCACGTCTGTTCCTGAAGGTAATGTTGCGTTAAGCTGAGCGAAACAAACTAGCTTTGTCGCTCCTAATAATTTGATTTGATTTTGGTCTTCTTTTGTCAGTCTGTTAAGAATTACACTCAAAGAAGGAGTGTAGTAAATCGTTCCATTTTCACGAGAACCTACGATTGTATCTGTAAGACTAGCTACACCTAAAGGCATAGTGTATCTATAAAGAGTATGTTGTACTCCTCCAACAAGCATATCTATGTCAGTTACTTCTCCTGCTGTAACAACTATTCCTGCTGTTTCTATTGGTGCTTCAAATTGGTCGTAAACTCCGAAATAAACGAATTTTATTCCTCCACTAATTCTATTACAGTCAAGTCCCCTACCTTTTGTTAATATACCACAAGCCATTTTATTTTATTTTTTAGGTTAAGGGAGTGAAGGGTTTTACCCCCTCACTTCCGTTTATTTATTTATTAAGACTGTCTTACGATATCAGCTGCTGTTCCTGTTTGTACACCTGCTGAGTAACGAGCTACCATTCTAATATTATCACTTCCGTCCAAAGTAGCCATATCCATCAAATTGATTCTAGTTGCATCACTTAAAAGGTCAGTTCCAAAGAATAAGTTAGATTTTTGAGCTACTACTAATTGATTCTCTTCCATCCCATTACAAACTGCGATTTTGTACCCTTCAAACATTGGCACGTAATCTCCATTCATATTGTAAGCATTTACATATCCTAAAGTAGATACTGCTGAAATGTAGTATTGGTAAGTTCTTTGACTCATATAAATATGTAAGTCTTCTTTACCTAAAGTTGTTGTAGGAATTGCAGCTACCGCTGACTGTAAGTTAACAATAATGTTAACTGCCGTATAAGGTATTGCCGCACCATCTTGTACAACTGTTCCTGAAGGGTCTACTCCCGGCAATAAAAGTCCTGTTACATTTCCTAAGAAGCCATTGAATTGTCCTGCTACATTTGTTCCACTCCATATAGAGTTCTCAGTTGCTTCAGCTATAATTTCTCCCATATAAGAGATAACGTAATCATCAAAAGATGCAGGTGGTGGTGCGCCTGCTCCTGCTCTCATTTGTAACGCTTCCCAAGAAGAAAGTAAAGTTTCTTTGCAAATATCCATATTTACTTGTAAGTTTTTAGGCTCTAATACTTTTTCAGTTAAAGCTAAAGTTCCTGCTGCTGTAAAGTCGCAAGTAGCGTCTACTACAGAATTTACTGTTTGATTAAGAGCTTGGATGTT